AGCGACAGGAGTGGGGTACACGCCAGTCGAAGCGCCCTGAATCTTGCGACCGTAGGTCAGCGAGGCGATGGTCTGCTGAGTGACGAACGCGCCCGACTCGTTGTTAGCCGGAATCTTGACGTTGGTCGCAGCGGTGATCGTCTGCGGCTTGGTGAAGCCGGTGCTGCGGTTAAGCAGACCGTTAACGCCGGGGTAGCCCGAGCCAGCGAGAATCTGAATCTCTTCCTGGCGCTGGATGCCCTCAAGCAAGCGGCCCTGAACGAAGCTGAACAGCTGCGGCGCGTCCTTGATGACCTCGTCGGTCAGAGTGGCGGCGTTAGCGATCTTGCCGACCTGCTCGTAGACGCGGCTGAACTGCTCAGAGCTGAACGGGTACAGGCCGTTCTCAGCGACGGCGTTCGCGTTGTTAACCGCGACCGACTCAGTCAGGTACGACAGGTCAGGCGAGGTAACCGGAATCGAGCTGATCAGGTCAGCGACGTGCAGCTGGTAGAAGAGCTGCTGCACCATGCCCGGCAGGAACGTCGGCAGGATGCCAGCGCCCAAGCCGCCCGGCAGGAACGGGTTGTTACCAGCAGGAGTCGGGCCGGTCGCGCCGGTCAGACCCTCACCCATCAGGTTGTTAGTGCTGGTGGCGTCCTTAGCCTCGACGTTGAAGGTGAAGTCAAACTCTTCCTTCGTGCCGTTGAAGTCGTCCAGCTTCTTAACCGCCTGGAGGTACTTCGGGTGCTTAAGCAGGGCCGCGCCCAGCTCGCGCCGAACCTGACCCAGGTTGCGGACCTCAAGCTGCGGGAGAACGGTGTTGTCCTCAGGGTTCGCCTGATCGACCGGACCCAGCTTCGACGCCATTTCGGACGCGCGCTCGCTGTTCTTGACGGCCAGCATGTGGGCGTCCCAATCGACCTGCACCGCGTCAAGGGCCGCGCCCTTCTCGGCCTCGGTCATGTCGCTGGAGTTGATGTCAACGATGGACTTGCGAAGCTCTTCGCCGCGTGCCTTTAGTTGTGCGCTATTCATTTGTTGCTTTCTTTCTGCAAGGGAAATAGACCGGCCCCGAAAGGGGTTCCGGCCTAAGGGAATTGGTTGGTGGTGCTTAGCCCGAGAGGGCTTCGTTAGCGGCCCACAAAGCCATAGCCATGCGTGAGGCGCGCTTCTCTACATCAACCACTTCGGATTCAGCGGCTTCGGCAGCGGCTTCGTCAGCGGGCGCGGGTGCCTCATCGGCAGCGGCGGCGGCTTCCTCAGCGGGTGCTTCGGCGGGTGTTTCGCCCTGTGGTTCGTCAGCCTTAGAGCTGGCGTTGGAAATGATCTGTTGCAGCGCGTCCTTGAACTGATCCGCGCTTAGGGGGACACCGTCAACGTCGATGGACTTGCGTCCAAAGATCGCGTTAACGAGGTCATCAGTCGAGAGCTTCTGAGTCGATGCCTCGACCTCGGGAGTCTCTTCGTCGCCGACAACCGGCTCGTCTTCGACATCTTCATCAGCTTCGAGGACCGCGCCAGTCTTAACCTCGGTCAGCGCGCCTTCGACGGACTTGTTAGCGCCGTCATCAGCGCCGGACACGTCCTCGTCGGGAACCTCAACGACAACGCAGGCTGCACCCAGATGCCCGGCGGCATCGTGAATGGCCTGGATCATCGCGCCGTCCGAGCTACCGGCAGCCGTACCAGCCTTAACGGCCAGCAGGAAGTTCCGCGCGGCGTCCTCCAACGACTCAGCCTTGCCATCGACGCTCTTAGCGTCGAAGATGATCGCGTTCCGGTTCGCCGGGATCGCGACAATGCCGACATTCAGAAGCTCCCGCTTAGGGACACCGCTCTTCTTAGAGCGGTCCACGAGAGCAGCGACCGACACCGTCTTGATGTGGCCCTCCAGAATCAGCGTCCGCACCTCTTGTGCGCGCTCAATCGAGGAGAACGACGCATCAATCCACATTTCGTTGCCCTCGAAATAGGGCTTAGCGGAGCCGACCGTCGTAGCCACGGACATGCCGTGATCGGTGTCGATGGTGATGTGATCAGGGAGCGGAGTGATCCACTCATTCAGGTAAAGGTTCTCCTGGTCACGGTCCCGGGACTCATCGGAAGCGATGGCCTTGAAGCCGCCGTAAGGCTTCTCCGGGCTTGCGTCGGTAAGCGACTCGGGGTCGATGACCGCCTGAATCGTCTTGCGTTCAATATCCATATTTAGTTGTTGGCCTTTCGGGAATGCTCCTCAGCGGCGATAGCAACGGAGAGGAGGATGTCTTCCCATTCGTCCGGGTAGGCGTTGTAGAGCTTCTGCGCCACCTCATTGATGTCTTGCTGCCGACCAAGCGCGCCCTTAATCGCGCGGAGGTGCTTGGGGGCCGCATTCGGGTGGACCGGGTTAGGCGGTCCAATCGGCTTAGGTGGCTGCTTACTAGGCGCCTGACCTGCGGGTTTCCCAGCCGGCGGTTTAGCTTGCAAGGCGGGGACGGAGGTCGGCTTAGAGTTGTCCAACGACGCCACCGGAGTGGTGCCCGGCGTCGGCAACGCGGAAGCGGTAACCCCGTCCGGGGTTCCACCCTCGATCTGGCCTTGCAGCCTGATCTGCTCTGCCGGTTCACCCAACGGCTGCAATGCCGAGTTGGCGTAAAGCTTGTCTGCCTTAGGATCGTCCGACTTGTTGTAGCCCATCAGTTCGCGGTACTCGTTTGGCGTGATGCCGCCCGTGGTAACAGCGCTCTGACCTGCGGTAGCGCGAGATTCGAAGTCGCCACGGATCACGTCATCGACCGCGAACTTCATCGTGTTCTTGCGTGTCCAGTAAGCGCCGACGTACTTGTCCATCACCGACTCGATGAAGATGAGCGCCGGGGCCATCGTGTCCCGGTAGAAGGCGCGCATCTGAGCGGAGATGTTCGAATAGGTGGCGTTATCGAGGATGTGAACAATGGGCGGCGCGATGTCGTAGACGCCGCAGACCTCCTCGCGGTTAAGCTGCCGCGACTCGATGTGCTGCATTTCCACGGCGGTCAGCTGGAAGCTCGCCGCCGTCACACCGTCTTCAAGGACAAGGGCCTTACCGGCGTTAGACGATCCGGCGTGCGCCATACGGAAGCTGTCCGCGAGCCGCTGTCGGCCCTGCGGCCCGAGCGGCTTCTCAGAAGTCAGAACCATGTTCGGGCGACCGGCGTGCTGCCACATCGCCGACGTGGCGTTGCGCGAGCTGTCCTCCGCGAAGATCGTGGACTTCAACGAGTCCATCCGGCTAAGGCCGCGCTCCAGCTTGTTCGGGTTGAACAGCTTGAACGGGACCACATCCGACTGCGGGAACTTCACCAGCCCCGTGCCCAGCCCGCTACCGGCCTGGAACGTGTAGTGGTAGACGCCGCTGTCGGGATCACGCTGAATAGCCACCCGAGAGGGGTGCATAGGCATGAAGCTGACCGGCAGGTCGTTGTCGTCCTTGACGATGGCTAGGTACGCCTCGCCGTAAATGTCGAGGTTCGCCTGAATCCAAAACCAAAAGCTGGCGTTGTCCATGTACTCGCACGGGTTCGCCAGCAGCGCCGCGTAGCGGGATCGGGTATCGAGTGTCCGTGTCTCCCCGTTAACGTCCCAGCAGTCCACCGGAAGTCGCGCAACAGCGTTCGCACGCTTGTCGATGACCGTGCGTACCCACGGCTGCGACTTATAGATTTCGCCGTACAGCGCGTACTCGCGCTCCAGCTGCAACCCCAGAGACTCCGCGTAATAGAACGAAGTGGTGATCTGGGGGCTGATCTCGGCTAAGGACTGCGGAGCTAGGCCAGGGACGGTCTGCCCGCTAGCTAGCAGCACCGGTAATCACCGCCGGGGGTGCCACGGCCATCGCCTGGATGTATGAAACCTTCGCCCGGTCGATAATCAGAGGACTAGCCGCCTGGTGGCCGTTAGTCCGCACGTCATCGAACTTGTACTCGGTGGGCGAATACTCGACCAGAACACCATCGAAGATCGGGGAGCCGTCGTTAGTCGTCACGTGAAAGCGCTGGCGAAGATGTGCCTTAAGTAGTGAAGTCTTGCTAAACAATGGTGGCCTTTCAGAGCATGAGGACTTCCTGGTCCTCATAGATGGAGCGAACGTCTTGGCCGCGCGTGTACCAGGCGTTGATCGCCATGACCGCCGCCGGAACAGCGTCGATACGCTTAGCGGCACTAGCCCGGTCAGGAATGTCGGGGCGAATCAGGTTCGGGTCATAAGCCGCCACCCGCGCCTCGCACGAGTCGAAGCAGAACCGGGCAAGCGGGTTACCGTGATGCCGGAACTTGCCCTCCATCACCAGTTCGAACACGCGGTGCATGCCGTCAGACATGTGCGCGAAGTCGTTCTTGTAGGCGAAGATTTCGCGGATGTAGCAGCGCGACTCGATTTCCTGAATGACCGGATCGGAAGACCACTTATCGCAGTCGCCGCCGAGGATGCGGAAGCGCCGCGAGTCCTCCTCGATCTGGTCGTAAACGACCTGGAAGTCCAGCACGTCGCCCTCAGTGACCGTCAGCCAGCCGTCGTCGTAAAACTGCTTGAAGCGGTTACCGTTAAGCCGGTTCAGCTGATCGAACGCGGACTCCGGGCACCAGAAGCGCCACACCGCATCCAACGAGCCGTCAGCCTGCGGGAACACGTAGCAGATCGAGCACAAGTCCTTACGGGCCGCGAGGTCGAAGCCAAACCAGCACTCCTGACCGGCGAACGCCTCCAGCGTCTCGATGCCGCCCTGGTGCTTGACGCCGACGTTTTCCTTGGCATCCCAGAGGTGCATCTTCATCCAGCGGACAGTGGAGTTCTGCCACTGATTCAGCCGGAACTGCCGGAAACCCATCTCCGCAATCGGGTTGTTCTTAGCCTCGTGAGCCTGCTTACGCATGGCCTCCCACGAGAGGAACGTGCCCAGAGCCGGATTAGCGGCAGGCCAGTTGGCTTCATCCCACGGGTCCGCGTCCATAGGCGTGTTCCGCATGTAGACGAAGATGTGAGGCATGTAGTCCGGGTCGTCTTGGACCTTCTGCATTTCCTTATGCATCTGGCCCGCGAAGCCCTCAGTGTCATTACCGGCGGTAGTGCTGGCGACCATGAGAGGTTGGCGGCGAGCGCCCGAACCCATACCGGTACGCATCGAGTCCCACATGCCGCCGTCAGGCCAGGCCAGGATTTCGTCAGCGCCGACACCGGACGGGTTAGAACCAAGGGCCGACTGCGCGTCAGCGGCGATGACCTCATAGAACGAGTTGGTGCGCGCGTCGTAAATGCGCTTCTTGTACTCGGTGATCCTTAGCCGCTTAGCCAGGACAGGTGAGAACTTGACCATCTGCGCCGCGACATCGAATGCCAGAGCGGCCTGCTTACGGTCACGGGCAACGCCGTAAATCTCGCCCGACTCTTCACCGTCAGCGACCAGCAGATAAAGCATGATTCCGGCCAGCAGTTCGGTCTTGCCGTTCTTGCGGCCAACCTCGATCCACGCGATTTCGTACTGACGCTTATAGCCGTCGAACTCGTCGGACCACGTCACATTGCCGAAGAGAGGCCGGATGATGTCATCGCGCTGCCAGTCCTCAAGGATGAAGCGTTTACGGGCGTAGGTGCCCTTAGTGTGGACGAGGATTTCCTCGAAAAAGGCTTGCGCCTTATCTGCGCGAGGCACGCAGTGGTGGGGACCAACCCCGTCACATTCCAGGTCGTCAAAGACGTAACCGCAGCGATCCAACACGCACCCCCTTGATGCTTAGTTGCGCTCCTCTACGAAAGGTGTAAGGTGCGCGCAATGGGATCACTAACACCAGATGAGCAAGCGATGGCCGACATGACAGAGCGCTGGCTAGCGCTAAAGCCGGTAGCCGCGCGGGACGAAGCGCTGTTCGCCTACCTAATGGCCGAACACCCGGACGCCACGGGGCCGGAAGGGATGACGGCGATGTTCCAAGCCGCGATCCGGTTCAATGAGCGCTGGCCGCATGAGGTGCCCCGGAAGTGGGACATGGTGCAAGCCGACCGCGCTGGGAAACTCAGCGAGTTCACAGCCCGCGCAAATGCGCGGTTTGATCTTGACAGCGCTTGCCTGAGCAAACAGACTGCCTGAAATGAAGCGGAAGATTAACCCCGGCGTCGTGATCGCATACGTGCTGATCACCTGGGGTTTGTGGCATGTCATTGGCCCGTGGGCGCTGGCAATCACCGCGCTCTCGATGGTGATGTACCTCGGGATGTACGACTACGAGCGGCAGAAGCGGAACGCCCGCCGGATGCGCCGCGAGCTGCGGGCCGAAACCCGGATCAACCTCGCCAACGAGTACGCCCGGCGGCACCCCGACAAGGCTTAGCCGTCTCTAAGGCACTCGTGCTGCACCCCGCGAGCGCCGCAGCGCATGCACTGGGCCACAGGATCGCCCGGCAGCCAGCGCCGGTACGTGATGCTGCCTCTCGGCTCGCAGTCTCCGCACTGGCACCATGTCTCGCCGCAAGCGCTAACCAAGAATCCGCTCCGCTCCGCTAGCCGGGCCAGCAGCCTCATCCATGTTCGCCTTCAAAGACGCACGGTCACCCGGCGTCATACCGAACCGCGAGCTGTACTGAGCCATGATCGCCGAGCAGTCACGCATGATCTGCCAGTAGGGCGACTTGATGACGCCGCCAGCCGCACCGGCAGCCGTGTACTCGTGCCCCATCATCTGGCGGCAGTCGTGATACGTCGCGACCGCCTCGCAGAACACCACAAAGGTGTCCACATCCCACTCTGTGAGCATTTTCTTGTCGATCATGTCGGGAGCTAGCCGGTCCCACACTTTCGCCGCTCCCTCGCTTATGGAATCGGGCGCAACGATGCTTGCAATTTGACTAGGGATCGGTTCGTCCCGGTTTAAGCGGGATTCCTTCACACCTTGGACGAGTTTCAGGTGGTTCGGGGCGGGTTTCGGACCTCGACGGCCCATCGCAGCCTCCTGGGGCGTGTCGTAGCGCGCTGTCGGCGCATCGAGTAGGGTTTCGGACGTGCCCGGCCCCCGGGGCTTCCAGAGTTAGCTCCTGTCGGCAACGGGGGTCGGGCCAAAAGACTTAGTGAGCGAGAGCGAAGACAACGACCTCCGCGTGGACACCTACCGACCAGCAGGTCTTGGCGTGGACGGCTCCGTGGAAGTGATCATCACGCACATTCCCACCGGCCTACGTGGCGAAGGCTATGACCAGCAGGGCCGCTACAAGGTCGCCAAGAGCAGCGCGATGTCCGATCTGCAACGGCAGCTCGACTGGCACTACGGGCCGTGGCTATGAGCGCCCACGAAACCAAGCGCGGAACACACAGCGTCACCACGCTCCTGCTGCGGCTCGACTGCGGCAACCCGCTACGAGGCAACGGCCTGCTAAGGATGTACTACGGCGGCGACGGACAGCACCGCAAGGAAGACGAGCAATGAGTGCCGAGAATCAGCAGTTCGCACCTGCAAAAGCCCAGTTCGCCGCGTTTGCTGATGCAGCCGAGTGGGCCAGCAATGTCATGCAGCGATTCCGCGACGCCTCCGAAAAGGAGGGGGGTATGTCTACCACGCTCAACCCTGAGAACCCGCAGGTCAGCGCCCGTGACCGCTAAGACCGCTTACCGGCAACCCTCCCCCACCAGGAAATATGCTCTGAACTGGGGTTTTAGGGGTGTCGCCACATATTTGGCAAAACTGGTCCCGGCTTAAGCAAGCC